CGGCAGAAAGCGCGGAAAATAACGACCCGTTTGATATTGTTGATTCAGCAAATAAAGGAACATTTGCATCAGTCAGGCTTGATTATGATTCTGCAATATCACTAAATGAACATTTAAAATCAATTGGCATATCAGGACTAATTGATCCAAGCGATATGCATGCAACATTAATGTATTCAAAAGACTATCCTATTTTAATAAATCCTGATCAGTCAATTGTATTTGATGCAGTAATATCCGGAGATCCTTCAATAATTGGAAATGATCCTTGGCGAGCTTTAGTTGTTGATCTTGAGTCAGAGTCAATGAGATCAAGACATAAAGAACTGGCTGAGGCTGGAGGAATTCATAGTTATCCTGAATTCAGGCCGCATTTGTCATTAAAATACTCACCTACTGGTAACGATTTAAAGGCATTAAAGGACAACCCTATTCCTGACGGAATGAAGTTGTATTTTGATAAAGAAACATTCAAGCCTATAAAATAATGAAAGACTTAACTCCAAGCCAGCGGCTGCTTGAAAATCAGATTAATGAGATCAATCTGTCGACTCAAAAATCTAAAACAATGCGCCAGGTAAACATCCCGGTTGCTTCAGCTATCTCGTATAACGCAGAGCTTCAGAAGCTTGTTAACGCTATCCGCAAAGATATTAATAGTATTGTATTGCCGATGATAAAGGCGCTTGAGCAGCAGTACACATCTGACGGATGGGCTATTGATATCAGCACAGTACTCGGGAATCTACGCGGCAAATGGATGTCACCCGAGTATGTTAATGTTTATGCGAAGGCTGCTGATAAATTCGTCAAGTCTGTCAATGCTCAGAACCAAAGAAAATTCAAGCGCAATGCTGAAAACTTTGGAATAGATATTTTTGGCGACAGTCCGCAGCTCCAGGATCTACTACAGGCATCAGCGATAGATAATACTCGACTGATAACAACCATCCCCGATCAGTATTTGAATAACGTGCAATCTATCGTGATGACGAATATGAAAGCTGGTCTCAGGCCGTCTGCTATTGCATCACAATTACGCGAGCAATACGGCATCACGCAGCGGCGCGCAACTCTGATTGCCCGAGACCAAACAACAAAGATAAACGGTGAGATATCAAAAGCGCGTCAAGTTAATTCAGGCTTTGAGTTCTTCCGGTGGAGAACCGCGACAGATTCAAGGGTTCGTGACAATCACGAAAAGATAGCCAATACGGATGTAGGTTATGGCCCGGGGGTTTATCGATGGGATCAGCCCCCAAAGAACGATAAAGGCCAGCCAATCATACCAGGGCAAGAAATTCAGTGCCGCTGCGTGTCGATACCAAAAACCAGATCTCAAGTTAACGAATATCGTACGCAAAACGTATTAAAAGAGGTTTAGTTTAACTAACTGTATCGCCGTGCTATTATCAACAAAACCAGCGTGAGGCTTGAAGATTGAAAATCACATTGTTTGATCGGTCGACTTATTCGATCAGCAAGAGAGAATATACCGATGAAGGATTTCTAAAGGCTCCGGGTCGCGTTGCGCGTACTGGAATTCAGGAATATTTGGCGTCTGAGCTTGGATTAGATGGCGATCCAAACAGAATCGTTAATGTGTATCGGCCCGCAGAAGAGGTTTTCAAGCAGAACTCTTTATCATCATACAACGGCGTTGACGTCACAGACAATCATCCTTCAGGGCTTGTTGATGCAAAAACATACAGATCTGTAGCGGTCGGTAATGTCATCAGTGAAGGGGTGCAGGATGGCGACTATGTTCAAGCAACACTTCTAATTAAAGACGAATCAGCTATAAAAAGTATCGAATCAGGCAAGTCTGAATTGTCTGCCGGATATACTGCTGAGTACGTGAATGAACCAAGCGTGACCGAAGATGGTTGCGAATATGAATTTATCCAGCGAGACATCAAGATTAATCATGTTGCTCTCGTTGATAAAGCACGGGCGGGCGCGATGGCTCGCATTTTCGATAAAAAAGTGGAGGTCATTATGGCCAAAGTAACATTAGACAATGGTCGAGCCATCGAGCTGGAGGATGCAATTGCGGCGCAAGTCGAAGATTCTATCTCCCGGCTGACCGCTCAGGCTACAACAGAAAAAGATCGTGCTGACGGACTGCAGGCTAAGTTCGATAGCGCATCTGAAGAACTGAAAACCGCAAAAGCCGCCGCGTCCTCTGATGCCGTTGCTGTGAAAGTTAAGGCTATTGCTGCTGCCATGGATTCGGCGCGCAAAATCGCAGGTAAAGATTTTGTATGTGATTCCGTTGACGAAGTTGAAATTAAACGGTCTGCACTGGCAAAAGTTCGCGATGGCGTAAAGTGGACTGAAAAGTCTACTGCCTATGTTGATGCTGCGTTTGAGCTGGAAATGGAAAAGAAAGACATGGAAGACGAAGATGAGGAGATGGCTAAAAAAGAATCTTCCGACTCTCTGGCTCGACTTGCTGCAGATATGGCAACCAAAGATCAAAACAAAGTATCAGCCAAGCAGAAATTCAATGACGGCTTGACTGGTGCGTGGAAGAAAACAATCGGGGAGGACGCATAATGGCCGTTCAAACTTCTTACTCTATTGATCATGGTGCTGCTTACGCGGGTATGCTTGCAGATCAGCAGGTACTGAATACAGTATCAAAACTGAACGCTTCAGGCTCAACCATCGAATACGGTAAAGCTGTAGCGACAGATACCACTGCTGGTAATGCTCGACTGGTTTCCACCGGTGATACTGTGCTCGACTTTAACGGTGTTGTAATGCGAGAGCTAAACCGCGCATATGCAACCGGTGACACGTTTGGCGTTCCTGATAACCGCGATATGACCGTCATCACAGAGGGTGTTGTCTGGGTTAAGGCTGCTGCAACCGTTGCTGTTGATGAGCAGGTATATTTCCGGGTAGGCGCAACCAATCAGGGCGATTTCTCGAACGCTGCAGGTACCGGCGTGACTGAAAGTATTCTTCTGACCGGTGCCAAGTTCCTGACCGCTGGCGACACTGGTGATCTGGTTAAAATCTCTGTTGGTCTGGGAGGCTAATTTATGAATATCGTAACCGTAACACTGGATAACGGGAAAACCGTATCCTATGACGCCAACATCCCGACGGTGGATGATGGCTTGGCGTTTTATTTGAGCCAGCTGTCTCAGACAGAGGCGAAGATTTACGAATCCAAATACCGTAACATTGTCTATCAAGACTTTGTGCCAGTTGATACATCTCAGCCTGAATGGGTTGATGAAGTGTCTTACATCAGCTATGACGCTGTAACCATGGGTAAGTTTATCGGCGCTAACGCCAAAGATCTTCCTCAATCAGATCTGAATGCCAGCAAGTCTACTATCCCTGTTTTCTATGGCGGTAATAGCTACGGCTACAGCTTGGATGAGCTGCGTAAATCTCAACAGCTGCGCATTCCGCTGGATGTAACAAAAGGCCGCATGACTCTGCGCGGATTTCAGGAGCATGCACAGCGCGTTGCATTCAATGGTGACTCTGACCGAGGCATTACAGGCCTGTTTAACAATGCCAACGTTGCTCTGACCAATGCTGCAATCAACTTCACGTCAGCAACTGGCCAGGACATCGTTTCATACTTGAACGGCATCCTGATCAGCGTATGGCAGAACAGCGCAGAGACTCACCTGCCTAACGTTCTGGCAATTCCTTCTGACGACTGGGCAATCATCTCTGAGCGGCGAATGGCGGACGGAACCGATACCACGATCCTAGAGTTCTTGAAAAAGAATAACCTGTATACTGGTATGACTGGTGCGCCTTTGACCATCAAGCCGAACTACGAGCTGAAAACTGCCGGTACTGGCGGTGTGAGCCGCTACATGGCTTATGAGATGAACGACGACAATCTGGTTATGCACATGCCTATGCCGTGGCGTTCTCTTGCTCCTCAGCCTGTAGGCCTTCGCATTGAAGTCCCATGCGAGTACAAGTTTGGCGGTGTTGAATTCCGCTACCCTGGTTGTGCTGCGTATAAGGATAACGTAGCCTAAACGCGTTAGATCCGGCTAGGGTGAATACCCGAAAAGCGATGGCCCATCGCCTGCCGGTATCTTTTAGGGCTGTATTGATTGGGCAAAATACGAGGCTAAACAATGAAAGTAATCAATAATTCTGCACGACTTATCACGATTAATTATGATCACGAATCATACCCTCTCATGCCTGCTGGTAAAGCGGTAGAGATTCCTGATGAGGCGCGCGAGAAGTGCAAGTTTCTCAGTCTTCTGATTAAAGATGGGTCTGTGACTGTCACGGAAGATTCGAAGGAGGATGATGTTTCAGGCGATGAAGAGATTCAATCTCTGCGCGATGAAGCTGAAGCGCTTGGCGTTGATGTTGATAATCGCTGGGGAAAGAAAAAGCTCTCTGAAGCGATCGAATCAGCAAAATCAGCAGCTGAGTAAGGACAAAAAAAGTGGCTGATACACTGCCTAATGTTTCGCTGCCGAAAGGTGGGCAATGGGTTGATCTGTATACGGCCACATCTATTCCTGTTGGTACTGCATTAGAGATAACATCAATAAATGCAGTCGGCGTAAATATCGCCATATCTCCAACCCAGCCAGATGACGACTCCGGTTATGAAACAATAAAAACGGAAACCTCCAATTATATCGGCTCCGGTGCTTCAGGCGCTTGGGCTAGGTCAGGTGGCGGCACTTCTATTAATGTTTCTATACAAAACCCATCAAGGAACACAGTAACAACAATATCGTCGCTAGAGGCGTCTATCGGGGATGGTAACGGTTATGCGCTGACTATAGAAATAGTGGTCCCGAATGCTGAAACAGTTTATTACGTATTAAAAACCCCTGCTGATAAGATTGTCCGCATCAAGGGAAGATCGATAAGCACGGGCGGCGGTATGCGATATGAGCCGATGATTGATGGGATTTATGCGCTGGATGCTGACATAACGCCCGGTACTATACGAAACCTGAACGGGAATGTTCCAAATAGCACAGGCGTACAGCTATGGACGGTAACCGGCGTAACTGATGGCGAACCTATTGATGTGGTTAGAACGCCAACAGCATCAGGCGGAAGCGGCAACCCTGTCACGTATTCATCGCCTGGATCAGAAAGAGTTCTATCAAAAGACACTGAATATCTATTGAAGTTTGATAATATCGATAATACCGAAATATGGTGCATCTATTCTCTGGTGTGGTCGGAGACTATTACATGATTAGCATTACAGCAGAAATAATCACCTCTTTCAGAACTGCTTACCCGGCATTCAGTAATGTGGCAACGTGGCCTGACGCTGTATTGACTACGGCACTATGCGATGCAGACGCAGAGACTGGCGGATCGGGATGGGGTGCATACAGTGATGAGTGCAGCAATTTTAAACAGCGAGGTATGTTCCTGTTTGCAGCGCATTGGCTTGCCACAACGTATCCTAATGGCGCAACCGATATCACGGCTATGAACGGCGGCGCTAATCAGCTTGTTCAGAGTAAATCAGTGGGCGATGAGTCAATATCTTACGCATCGATATCTGAAGGAATGTCTGCGGGTAATGCGTGGCTTGCATCAACATCATTCGGCCAGCAATTCATGCGATTACGCAGACGCGCGGGAATGGGCGCGAGGGCGGTCTAATGATAAAGACCAACGTTAAAGGTGTTCAGGAAGCTAAAGCAGCCATAAAGAAATCGCTTGAAGAATTCGCTTCAAATAAATTCATAACTGTCGGCATTCATGAGGACGCAGGGAGTCGTGAAGACGGGGAAACCAATGCGCAGATAGGCGCGTTTAACCATTTTGGAACAATCAACATCCCGGCCAGGCCATGGCTTGATGTTGGAGTTATGCAGGGCGCATCAGTTTATTCAGACGTGATTAAAAATACCGCTGAAGCTGGCGGCAATCTTGACCAGGCGCTTGAGCAGGTAGGCGTTTTAGCTGTTGGCTATGCGCAGGAGTACATAACAGAACTGTCTGACCCACCCAACTCACCAGCAACCATCGCTATGAAGGGCTCCTCAAATCCGCTGATTGATACCGGTGTAATGCGATCATCTGTATCGTATAAAGTGGCTGAAGTTAAACCGGAAGAGGGAATCGGCTAATGTATCATAGAGCGCAAAATATAAAGCCTGATCATATTCGTAGGCCGCCAGATCCTCCAGCACCTCCGCCAGTTAGAATTATTCAAGACCCTCCGATATTAGGGGTTAGTTCAGATAAATTTATGTTCTCTTGGGTTGTGGCTTGGGCGGCAGTTGGAGGGGTTATAATTTATGTCTCTTGATATGTCTGGCCACATAGATTCAACATTCGAATCAGTTACAGCAACAAGAGCAGCTAAAGCTGGCGGCGCATACGTTGACGGAAAATGGGTTGATGGCAGTTCTACTGCTACGAACCACACTGTTAATCTTCAGCCTCTGAATGATCGAGAGCGTAAGACGCTACAGGAGGCCGGAGAGCGCATTGTTGATGCTCGCAAGTGCTATGTTAATGATGGCGATACTTACTCGGTCAGCGAGGCTGATACGTGGTCATTCACAGGAGTAGATGGGGTTTTTAAAACTGTCAGTGTTGATAATCGGCCTTGGCGCAATTACTGCAAAATAGTAGTGAGCCGTATAGATGACTAAAGAAGAAATATTTGACGCTATTAGGCCCATCATCATTAGAACCACGGGTGTACCTGAGTGCATATTAGCATCACCTGGTGCGCCATCACCTGCTGGACTATATGCAGTGGTGCAGCCAAAACAAACCGTTATGCAGCGTGGCCAGGCAAACATATCGCGGAAGAATGTACCATTTCAGAATAACATCACGGTTGATGTAAGGGCTCAGATCATGGTTAACTGCAGCGTCAATTTTTATCGTGATGGTGCGCATGATGCGGCAACAAAGCTTCTCCAAGCTAACAAGCGACCTGACAATAGCGCTGACCTGTTCAGGGCTGGTATCGGATGGAATCGAGCAGGGCCAATAAATAATCTAACGGCGCTTCAATCAGATAGCAATGAGGAGCGGGCGCAAATCAGTATTTATCTGATGTATGAAGAGACTGATCCGGTTGTTATAAACAGCATAGAGTCCGTTTCTATCACTGTTGAGAACGAAAACGCAGATGTGCTAGAAAGCTTTAACGTGGTGTCAAATGACGCACCATAAATGCTGTGTTAAAATCAAACAGCAACAGAAACATTAAGAGGGGCAGGACATGCCGTACAATGTAAACAACATCATTAATATTCAGACTCGAATAAGCCCAGCTGGTCTCGGGTTTGCTAACTTTTCCACGGCTGTCCTGTTTGCCCCAGAGGCTGAACTGCCTGTTGGGTTTGACACCGACACTTATCGCTCATATACGAGTATGGCGTCGCTTGATGATGATTTCGCGTCATCGACTGAAACATACAAAGCCGCAAACCGCTGGCTTGGTGGCATCCCTTCAACAAGCAATCTGATTGTTTATGGAGTTGATGCTCTTGATGCAGATTGGGCGACAACAATGGGCAAGGCCAGAGATAAGATTTGGTGGTTTTGGTCGTTCTTTACTGCACCAGTTTACGCTGATGCTGCTGATGTTGCAGAGATAGCGGCTTGGTGTGAAAGCTTCGAATCGTATTTTATGAACTGCCAGACTTCTACCAGCGCTGCAGAAATTCGAGACCCGGCTGATAGTACTGATATTGCAACCGTACTGACTACAGCAGGTTATCGATATACGTCAACATTTGCACATGCCACCGATCCGTATGCTGGTATTTCTCTCTGCAAATGGTTTGCCGGTGTTAATTACTCAGCTGATAAATCAACAATCACCGGTGAGTTTAAAAAGTTATCGGGTGTTGCTGCTGAGGATTTGACTGATACCGAATACGGCGCAATGACACTGGCCACAAAAAAAGCTGTGTTCTATTCGGTTGTTGAGCTTCAGGGTTCGGTTGATGCTGGGCGTGTCCTCAATAGCTGGAGCCATTCAACATACGGCGAATTTATTGATGATGTTGTTAACCTGGCGGCATTTGTAAACAATCTGAAAGTGTCGCTGTACAACACGATTGCAAACAGCACAACTAAAGTGGGGCAAGACCCAATTGGTCAGTCGTCACTTATCGGCTCTGCGCGCTCAGTATGTGAGCAATACATTGCAAATGACTACCTGGGACCACGCAACTATATCGACCCGGATGACGGTGTTAGCAAATATACCGCAGGCTATGAGATTCTGACAAAGCCAGAGGATATTCTCGACCTATCAGACTCTGATCGTAATGCCCGGAAGTCTGCGCCGATTCGTGTTCGCATTTTCCGCAAGGGCGCTATTCATGCAGTCGATGTATCGGTTGACGTGTATTAAGGAGTATAAAAAATGTCTGTAAACAACTTTTCTACTGATCTGCACGTTGTAACTGTTAATGGTCGCATCATTAACGACTGGGGTGATACTGCTACCCCGTACACTGATGACCCTATTGATCCACGATCAACATTGCGCCGTGGCCAGGGCGGTAACGCGGTTCGTCTTGATCGTAAAAACCCGGGACGCCGGGTAACGCTAAACCTGAACCCCGGCAGCTCTGATTCTGCGTACATGCAGGGACTGTTTAATTCATCTGCGAATATCACTATCAGTGTTCAGCAGATCGGAACGCTGGAAAACTCAATCGGCACCGAGGGGGTTATTGTTAACGATGGCTCGGTTGGCCGGGCTGGATCATCAATAACTGATGACCAGTACATGATGGAATTCAATCAGTGGACAAGTCTGAAGGGCGGTGAATAATGTATATTGAATCGGTCACAGTGGGCAGTGCTGTATTCAATGTTGCACAGGCATCGGCTGTTAAGCAAAAAACTCTAATGATGTTGCTCGGCGGAAAAATCGCTATTCACAGCGCAGCTGGAAGGGTTGAAGAGATCAACACCACAATGCTGAAAGGTGCCCTGCTCTCGCTTCCTGAAGAAACACTTGATAAAGTCGCTGATATTGTGCTTTATAAAACAGTAATGTCAGGGTCTGATCAGGTTGTTACTGTGGATAACTTCCAAGGTAGCATCAATGATTATTTCACACTGATAGCTGAGGCGGTAAAGGTGAATCTGCAGGATTTTTTTACCTGGCTGGACGGAGAAAACAAAACCGTCCGCGACCATCAGGAAGAGAGTCGGCTGGCAGCATTAGCAGGGAATCAGGCGTTGTAGATTGGCAGCTAATGCGGCCCTGTGTTGGCGTTGAAGGAGTATGTCCTCCATTGTGTACATGGGCCATGCTTAACGATGGAACGTACAATCTTGCAGACGTAGAGCGCTTTAATCAAACGATACTGGAAATGGTAAACGCAGCGGCCCCTAAGTAGGGGCTGTTTCGTATCTTCCCGGCAGTGCTATACTAGGTAGTAGTTAATCAGGGGTATTTATGTCAGAGACCATCAGTAACTTCATTATAGGCATCGGTTACGACTACAACGCAAAGGGAGAAAAACAAATTGGGTCTGGAATTGATGGTCTGGCATCAAAAGCTCTTATGCTCGGCGCTGTCGTCGCCGGTGCATTTGGCATTAATGCGCTTACTGCTGATTTCGCTGAAGCGACCGACAAGATCGGTAAATTTGGTCAAACCTTCGGACTTACTGCTGATGACGTAGCCGGACTTGGTCGGGCAATACAGCTAGAGGGTGGAACGTTTGAAGCTATGATATCTCAGCTTGAGGCAATTGAGCGTCTACGTTCAATGCGTCCTGATGAGATAGGCGGTCTATTCTCTGAGGCTGGTATTGTTGGTTTTGATCCCGGTGTAATACTGAATGCCAAAGATGCGGCAGAGGCATACATAGCGCTGGGCGATGTAATGCAGAGAGCATCCCAATCTAAGCGATTACAGATTGCTGATGTTGTTGGTCTTGACCCGGCATCTATCAGGTTGCTGTCTCGCGGATCTGGAGAGGTACAGAATCTTGTGAATCAGATGAAGGCAATGCGTCCCGTAACTGAGGACATGACAAGAGAGTCAGCCAGATTTAATGACCAATTGTTTCTAATGAAAACAAACATCGGGGCAATATCTGATTCTGTTGCTATGGAGCTGATACCATCAATGTCATCAGCCGCCGAATCAGCCAACAAGCTATTCTCTGAAAGTAACGCACCTAAACTTGTTGGAAATACTGTTAAATCTGTCGCAGAAAACAATCCGATAACTGTTGGGTATGGGTATCTTGAAGACGCAATCGACTTCCTATTCAACTCAGTTCCAAATCGAGTGTCTGAGGCGGTGGACGAGCAGAAAACAATATTCAATAAAACGTTCGGCAATAGCTTCAACGGAACGATTCAGGTCAATATGCTTTTAGATGGGCAGGTGCTTGATCAGAGAATCATCAACGTCAATGAGCAGCAGAATCAAAAAGCCATTGACCAGCTGACAACGTCTACGGGTGGTTAAATGTCGATTGTAACGCTATTTACAAGAACAGCGCCAAGCTTCGGAGGATTGCAATTCGATGCTGTGCTTGAAGACACGCTTGAGGCTCCTGTTGAGTGGACTCAGTACCCGATAGAATCAGGTGCGAATGGTGTAGACCATGGGATTATACTACCGTTCAAATACACACTGACCGGCGCTGTATCAAACAATCCTATAAATTCATCTGTTACTGATTTTACTGGCGCCCTATCTGAACTGTTTCAAAACTCAGGTATAGGATCAACAATAGCCGGGCTATCGGCAGGGTTGCTATCTGGCAGCGATGAGACAAGATCCGGTAGCGCGTTAAACTTTCTCATTAATTTGAGGTCTGCACGTATCCCGTTTGATCTTGATGCTGGGGATATTCAGCTAACGAATATGGTAATTTCCAACATCACACGGGTTAAAACTCCAGAAAATGAAGGAGGTCTTGAGTTTATTGCTGAACTGGTAGAACTGGCAACGCTTGACACCGTGCTTACAATCGGAAGCCCAAAACAATCGCAGCTCCGTGATGGTGATCCTGCAAAGTCACAGGCCGCTGAGTTCGTTAACAGAGGTGAGCAGGCTATCAGAGACGCTGGAGCAGCTACAAGAGCGGCTGTTAATGAGGTGCTGGGCCTATGAAAGTCATACCGTTAAAAGGCGGCTCAGTTAATGCTCATCAGCAGATCACCGTTCAGCTTGGAGATAACCTGCTGGAATTCAATGTTAATTATCTACAGAGTGGGCAATGGGCTGTTGATATATCGCGAGAGGGTGTTGAGCTTATCAGTGGGGCGATGCTTGAGCCAAACGCAGATCTTACCCAAGTATTCCAGCCGCTAGGCCTTGGCCGGTTGATATTTACAGGGACTGATACCACGCTTGATAATTTAGGATCAGATAACCGACTTACTTGGATAGAGCCGTGAGCAGGTTTTATGATCGCAGGTTTGAAATACTGATCGACGGTGAGGCGTTTATCGCTGAATCTGAAGGCAAGCAATTTAAATTAACATTCGATGTTCTTTTGTATTTTGGAGGCTCTATCTCATATGCCGATCTTGG